TGATCTAGTTGATGATGCCCTGCAGTTATTTCATGAGAGACACTTTGATGGTGTAGTTCAAACATACTTAAAGTATAAAGTAACACAAGATGATATAGATAGAGGTAGAGCGAGAGGTGGTAGTAGTACTGCAGGAATTGTAACTACAACCGCAAGTTCTGATATTGATGGATCTAGTGTAACATTTTCATATGAAGAAAATAGTAATTACATTCAAGTTCCGCCAGCAGTAATTGGTATCAATAAAGTTTTTAGGTTTGATAATAGCACAATATCCGGCGGAATGTTTAGTCTAAAATATCAGTTATTTTTAAATGACTTATATTTTTTCAATTCATTGGAAATGTTGTCATATGCAATGACAAAGACATATCTTTCTGACATTGATTTTCTGTTAAATACGGAAAAACAAATACGATTTAATCAGAGACAAGATAGATTATATTTGGATATTGATTGGGGTAATGTACAAAAAGACGAATATATTATACTTGATTGTTGGAGACTTTTAGATCCAAATGATTTTGCAAGAGTTTATAATGATTCATTTTTAAAAAGATATCTTACTGCTTTAATAAAAAGACAGTGGGGTCAAAACTTAATTAAGTTCCAAGGAGTAAAACTTCCAGGTGGAATTGAACTGAATGGCAGACAGATTTATGACGATGCAGAAAGAGAGTTAGATAAGATAAAGGAGCAGATGTCCAATACTTATGAATTGCCACCTTTAGATATGATAGGATAAGATTATGCTTAATCCATATTTTACACAAGGTACTACTGGTGAGCAAAATCTTGTTCAAGATTTAATCAATGAACAGTTGAGAACATATGGAGTGGATATATTTTATCTACCCAGAAAATATTTAACAGAAAATACTGTCATTAGAGAAGTAGTTCAATCTAAATTTGATATTGCGCTTCCTTTAGAGGCATATATCGATAACTACGACCAATATTCTGGTGCGGGTAATATACTATCTAAGTTTGGTATTCAATCTCAAGATGAGGTGAGATTAATTATTTCAAGAGAACGATTTGAAACCTATATAACTCCTTTAATTCAAGATCAATCAAACGTAAAACTATCGACTAGACCCAAAGGAGGAGACCTTATTTGGTTCCCTCTTGATGATAGAATTTATGAAATTAAAGATGTAGAATACGCTAAACCATATTATCAGTTACAAAACCTTTACGTTTATGAGTTGTATTGTGAACTCTTTAGACTTCAGGATGAGGTTATTGCGACTGGTGTTGAGGATGTTGATAATAATTTAATTGGTGAAAATTATGATGGTCTGACTGATGATGGTATTAATACTATTCAAGGACCAACTCAAACACTCACCCTTGTGGGATCTGCTTCAAGTGCCCTAGCAACAGCATCTATATTTGAGGGTGGCGTAAGATTCTTCACTATTACAAATAGAGGTGGTGGTTACAGTAGTATTCCCACTGTTGGTGTTTCTTCTGCTCCTGCTGGAGGAACAACTGCTGTAGGTATTGCTACCATGATTGGTGGTATTAACGTATGCAATTTGAATGTTAATCCTAAAGATCAATCTGTTCAGGCAGTTAACGTTGTAAATTCTGGTGCAGGATACACTATATCTCCTTCTGTTACGTTTAACGGTGGTGGAACTAATGGTGTTGGTGCTGCGGCAACGGCAACTCTTGCAGAAATAGGAAGTGTTGGTACAGTAACTTTATCAAATTCTGGTGGAGGTTTTTCTGCACCTCCAACAGTTACGTTTAGTGAACCAAAACACGTTGGCGCTGCAGCAACTGCGATTTTAGATTCACCTGTAGTGGGCGGTGGAGTTAGTGTTACATCTGCGCCAATAAGTATAGGAGCAACTGCTTATCTATTCCCTGGAGGAACAACTGGAGGTGTATTCTATGCAACTGCACCAACAGTCACATTTGCTTTACCGACTGGAACAGGAAACGCTGCAGAAGCAACTGCAACTCTTGATGAACTTGCACAAACCGGAGGAACAGTAGAAACTCTAGGATTAACAACTGGAGGTAAATTCTATACCAGCGTTCCAACAGTAACAATCTCACATCCAGGGACAAGTTTTGCAACTGCAACTATAGGAATTGCAGGATCATCTATTAGTCCCGGTTCTATTGCATTTAGCACTACCGGTAGAGCATACACAACTGCACCTACTGTGGCAATCTCTACATCTGGAGTAATGGATGCTCCAACTCAAGTTGCTGTTGGTATTGCAACAATTCATCCAATAACCGGTATTGTTACAGCAGTATCTTTCAATACATCAGATTCTTGGGCAACTGGAACAGGAGCAACAATTGGTGCTGGATATACAGTAGCACCTACAATTTCTTTCTCTGGAAATCCATCACCAGTACAAGCAACTGCTAGTGTTACCGTGTCCGTTGCTGGTACTGTAAGTACCATTAGTATTGGAAATAGTGGATTTGGTTACTTAACGACTCCAACAGTCTCTATTGGGTCTCCCGGAGGTGCTGATGAGCAGTTTAGAGCACTTGGTGTTGCAACTATAAGATCTACTTCAATCAAAACTGGGGGAACACTTGGTATTGGATCTACTTCAATTACTGGTGTCACAACTACAAATATTATAGTTGGTGATAGAGTAAGACTCGGTGTTGGTTATAGTGATCTATATAATTTTATACCTACAGATACTTTTGTTACCGCAATTGAGTCAAATACAATATTCATGAACAATGCGGCAACTAACGTTGGTATTGCAACATCAGTATTTGAGTTTGGTATAGCAAATTGTGGTGTTGTTACAGGAATTGCAGTTACGTTTGGTGGTGGTGGATACTTATCACCTCCCGTTGTTTCTATTTCCAATACTGTTGGTGATAAGAACTATATCGACCAAGTAGTTGGGGTAACAACTGCTACAGGAGTATCTGTTATTAGTGCAGCAGGAACGGTAACTAGTATTAGATTAACTGATGGAGGAAATAAATATATACTTACTCCAACTGTTACCATTTCATCTGCTGGTTCTGGAGGATCTGGAACTTTCTCCTTCAATGAAATTGTTACTGGATCTGTTAGTGGAACAACAGGTAGGGTTAGGGTTTGGAATGCGACAACTAACAATCTTGAACTTGGAACGGTTGATGGAGAGTTTTCTATTGGAGAAAATATAGTTGGTTCTACATCAGGAGCTTCTTATCAACTTAGAGTTGTTGATATTCAACCTGCTGATGATGGATTTGCGGATAATATTAACATTGAAATCGAAGCAGATTCTATATTAGATTTCTCAGAACAGAATCCTTTCGGCACTCCCTAAATAAAAACACACAATAGTGTCAAGATTTGTAGGATTAAACTATGTTTGAATATTTTTACAACGAAATATTGAGAAGAACCATCATATCTTTTGGTACACTTTTTAACAATATTTCAATTAAGAAGTCTGATTCTGATGATGATGTGTTTAGTGTTATCAAAGTTCCTCTTTCATACGGTCCTACTCAAAAATTTCTTGCAAGATTAGAGCAATCTCCAGATTTAAACAAACCCTTTGCCATTACGTTGCCAAGGATGTCGTTTGAGTTTACTGGATTAACATATGATCCAGCTAGAAAAGTAACGACAACTCAAACCTTTAAGGTAAAGGATCCTAATGATGGATCTGAGACAAAGAAATCTTACATGCCAGTTCCATATAATATGGCATTTGAGTTGAGCATCATGGCAAAATTAAATGATGATGCACTTCAGATCGTGGAGCAAATTTTACCATATTTTCAACCAGCATATAATTTATCTGTAGAATTAGTAGAAGCATTACAAGAAAAAAGAGATATTCCTGTAGTATTAGAAAATATTACAATGTCCGATGAATACGAAGGAGACTTTAGTTCAAGAAGAGTTCTTCTTTATACTTTGAGATTTACTGCAAAAACTTATATGTTTGGACCTTCCACCAAGGTTTCCAAAGATATCATCAAAAAGGCAACTGTCAGTTATCTTACTGGCAAAGATTCCTCAAGTGCATCAAGAGAAATGTCTTACTCTGTTACACCAAGAGCAATCAAAAATTATACAGGAGATATTGAAACTACTCTTGCGGGAGATATTACTGCCAAATCAATTTACATTG